GCCCTCCAGCCAGCCACCGGCTGGCGAAACGATTTGCGGAATTAGGAAGTCGGTCGAATCCCCAGGGTTTTTTTGTTCGCCGTTGAATTTTTGCCAGTTGTCCCAGACCAGGCGCACCGGAACGGAGAAGAACTGGGTGTCCATGAACATGTTGTCCATGAGCGGAAAGATGGGTGTAGCGAGTCGGGCAAAAGCCGACATATTGAGTTGGAAAGTATCGCCGGGTAGTGCCTCATCACAGAAAATTGGGATGAGATAACCAGCGTCGAAGGTTGTTTTATGACCGTGCGAACGGTCAAAGGAAGAACGCGGAATATCCGCTTTTGGAATTCGACTAAATTGATGCGCCATTACTGATTTCATGATCAGCAGCCTCTTTTGCGAGAAGTTGTTGTTTCAGTTTGGTTCCAGCGATGATGAATTGCGGTTCGATAATAGTGAAAGTGGGAGTGTCCTCGTCTTCGAAAGTGCCCATGTAATACAGGTCGAAGTCCTGCGGTGATTGTCCAATGATAGTGTTGCGGTCCATAACGACGCCTTCGAATACACGAACGGCGACAGAGTCCGCAGGTTGAGCGAAAGGGAAAGTCCAGATACCAGCGCGGGTATCGAGGATGGAGTACATTTTATTAATCATGGAGTTCTCTTTTCAGTAGTGAAGTTTGGGCGAGTTTTATTTCTTCGCGGATACGTAAACGTTCATACGTGTTGTCTTCTTTGCGGAGCAAAGCCTTTTGTTTGCGACGTTCCTTTATTTGGGCCATGAGTTCAGGATTAAGTGCCTCCATTTTCCGGTCATAATATTTTGGGACGGGTGCTTCTTTTCCGTTAACAATAACAGAATCACGTAAGTACATTTGTGCGTGATGTTCTTCGAAGTGTGAGAGTCCGAGTCCCTGACTTGCAGCCATATATTCGGGGAGAACTTGGAATATTTCCCCGGTTTGAGTATTAACTCTTTTGTAGTGGTCAATGGCTGCGTCTCCGGTAACTTTTTTGAGGCAGTAGCGAGCGACATAACCGGCAGATTGATGGGTAACATTGCCGATCCAGCAGTGGCCGAGCCCCCATAGTTCGTTGAGTTTGTCGGAGCGGTATAGCGTGTGACCTTTTTTTGATTCCGAATGACGTTTTTTATCGGCGAAGTCTAGGCCGAATACAATTGCGTGGTAGTGCGGACGGTCGGTATTACCGCCGTATTCGCCACACATGTAGTACTTGATAAGCGGTGCATCGGGATTGTTGTAGTGATGGTATTTGCGCAGACGTTTCATGAATAACTGAAAGTCGCGTTTAACTAAGGACCTGTCCTTAGGTAAGTAGTGGTCGTTGTAAGTGAGTGTAAGGAAACAGCAGAGTTCGTGTTGTGTGCGTTCGTGCATGAGTCGGATTGACCAGGAGCGCGCTCTATCGAGACGACAGCCTATGCATTGATTGCACGGTATCTGCATTTGTGAGCCAAGTTGGCCTTTTGCAGCAGAGAAGACCAAGGGCCGTTTTCCAGACCCTTGGTTGATTTCGCGTGACCGCCAGACGGTCACGGGGTGGTAGCAGGACACGATTTAGATCCTGAAGCCGCCGCGCATAGGAGGCGGTTGGATATTTTTTTTATGAGTCCGACTGGCAGTTTTGCTAAAGAGCTTGCGGGATTTTCCCTTGGAGACTGAGTGACGTTTCATGAGGGTTTTCCTTTAAGAGCGGTTGGAATGAGTTGTGACAGTACGACTTACATTGTAGTCGAGGATTTTAAGGGCAAGAGCCCTTTGGTGTCACGTGGTATGTTGAGAACAAGTAGAACATACCGAGTCGACGCGGAAAGAGAGCTAAAAGCCCGCGTTTTAAGCCTCAGGAGGCTTTGGAGCCGAAGATGGAGCTTCGGCAGGTTTTGGGTACAGGAGAGCGTCTGTGGCCTCTGGAGTGAGGAGGCCCATTTTGGCAATTTCGACAGCATTTGCCTCATCCGAGGCAAAGCCGAGGAAGGCGCCGGGATCGTTGCCGAAGCGATCGCGGATGTGAGAAGGCAGTTGGTCGAACATGCCTTGAGCCTCGATGATGAAGTCCATATGGCGTTGAAAATCCATTTCGGTGACGTCGAGCCATTGGCCTTCCTGGGAGTTGAGCACCGGCAGTTCGCCGGTGGATTGGTAACGAGCCATGATTGTGTTGATGTCGCACTCTTCTTTGAAGGATTGGTCAGTGAATTCGGAGTCCGCAGGAAAGACCATGTCGATGACATGTTTTTGAGAATAAGCGGACGCGAATAGTTTTGATTTGGTGAGTGGAGTGCGGTTTTCGAGATTGATGGACATGATTAAGGCCTCGTTTCGCCCTCCTGGCACCGGAAAGGATTTCCGGCACCAGGAGCGCGATAGTTTATTTAAGTAGCTGACGCAGTGAGTTAAGGAGTTGGAGAGTTCCGGAGGCAGAACCTCCGGATTGGTCTAATAGACCGTTCCAGTAAGCTTGATCCTGTTCGGAGATATCTCCTTTAACTTTTAAGTCTCTGAAGACTTGTTTAAGGTTTTTGGCCGTTTGTTGTACTTGTGATGTTTGGGCATCAGTAAGTTGGCCAGTTTTTGGGATGTTTTCACGTAGTGCTTTAAGGTTTTGAATTTCAGTAGCGATTTTGAGTGATTGATCTTGATTCAAGCGAGCTCGAGTTTTATTAACGGCTTCCGCCGAGTAAGCGAGCGATGTTTGCGCTTGAGTGTTCTCAGTTTGAGAAGTGGTAAGAGCGGTTTGTGCGCCCGACATGAAGGTCGTGGCGGCGTTGGCCTTCATGGCTTCCGCCATAGATCTGAAGGCATCGAAGGCTGAGGATACCGCGGCGCCTTCGTTTTGTACGGGTGCGGTGGTGACGGAGCCTTGCGCCCCTGCTCCGGTGGCGGCACCCATACCGCCGGTTCCGGAGAGGATGGGGTTAAGCCCGGAGGCTTTGAGGTCGAGTACTTCACGTTGGTGGGCCTGTGCAGACATGACACGCTGGAACTCCATTTGTTCGCGTGCGTTAGCCTGGCTGAATTGGTTTGCTTTATCGGCGAGTTCCTTGGCCGAGGCGTTTTGGGCTTGAATGCCCGCCAGTTGCATCGCCATTTGCTGGTCGAAGCTAGGGAGGTTGTTGTAGTCGCCGAATTGCTTGAGCTGCTGGTTAGAAGTCCATGCAGACAACGCGGACGAGCCCATGTTGCCGAGCATGCCGAGCCAGTCAGTAGAGCCGTCTGCGTTTTGGTTGGATTTGCCGCCGATCGCGGAGCCGAGCATGCCTCCAGCAGCTCCCCCGACGGGGCCGCCGAAGAAGGTACCGACGGCGGTACCGAGAGCGGGAGCGACGGATTTGAAGACCTTGCCGACGCTGGATAGAAGTCCCATGAGGCACCTCAGAAGTGGTCGATAAGACCCGGCACGCCGTAGACCGGCATAGGCCGGGTGCAGCGGAGTTTAAAATAAGAGTCGAACAGATAGTGCGGCTCAGTTTGTACAGCGATGACACGGTCGACAGGAGGGTTTTCCTCGATGAAGGCCGCGTTGAGTACAGGAGCAGTGGTGAACTTTTGAGCCAGATGCCATGCATCTAACGGTGCAGTTGCGGTAGAGCGGAATAGTCCGGTGATTTGACTGGGTTTGTAGCGGTATTCGGCAAAGCGTTCCTGATAGCCAAAGACTTTGTTGTCGTTAGCGGATATGCCATCGCAAAAGATTTCCTTTTGCAGCACGGCCTGTTCGCCGATGTGAGAAAGAGCGGGCAAGTAGAAGTCGAAACGAGTTCTCCTGGACCACATGCGATTGAGGCCTTGTTGATAGTTGAGGTCTGCTCGGACGGAAACAATGCCGATAATGATGCAGTGTTCGGTAAAAGAGGCAGAGAAACCGTGGCCAGTAAAGCCAGCAGTCCCATAAGCAGCCAAGTTACCTTGAGGACTGTTTGAATCAGTTTGAGAAGTTTGTGGTACTGGTTGGATATTGACTGGAGATGAGCCACCACCGAGGTACTCCGGACGTTGTAAACGCGCATCCGGAGATGTCACACCAAAGTGTGACCGGATGATTTCGGTATAACGAGTACCGCCTCGCGCGTCGCGCTCGTAGATTTTTTGAATTTGGAAGGCTTGGCGAAGTGAGTTGATCGTTG